GGGATATTTTTGGGTTCACAGGTTTTATTGAGGGATATAGGGTAAAATTTTGTAGCTATAGAAAGCTAAGGAAACCCCAATTAAAATAAGTATAACATTTATATATAATGATTATATATAATTACTATACCTTTAGAGCTCTAAATGTAATGTTATAATATAACAAGTTTAATCCAGATACAAAAAAGCCCCCCCAAGTTTATGGCTCGGGGGGGCTAGTGTTTATTATTATTAAGCTACTTTTTTAAGATCGCCATTGATATCTATTTCATAATCAATAGAGAAATCTCTCATGCCTTTATATGCTTGAGAACCAAACATTGCATTTATATTTGATAAAGTTTCCATAGTTTTCTCATCAACCATGTCAAAAAATCTAACATCTTTTTTCGTTGCATAATCTAAAGCCTTATTGAATTGACTAAAGAATAAACTAGCTGATTGACTAAAGTTTAATTTCTCATCAGTAGTTTTAGGTTTTCTGGAAACCCTAGTTGGTACAGCGTATTTAACTTTATACGCTCTATCTACAACGCCAGTATTAACTTCAACTAACTCGGTTGATGTGTTTTCTTTTTTCTTATTGTTAGCCTTTTGACCCTCTAATTTTTCAACAATAAAAGGCGTTGCAATTTTAGACATTACAAACACTTTAGAATTTTTAGTGTCTACTTGAAATTCTTTAGGGTGGTCAACTAACATCAAGCCTAGTTTAATAGCCCTTGTAACTACCATTTCAAAGGCGTGATTAATGCCATTTGCTCGGACATAACCAACTAAATCATATGAGTGTTCTCTCAATGCTTTAGTTTGGATAGCCTTCTCGCTATCACTTGTTTTTGTGTTTTTTTCTGTAGCCTTTTTATATTCAATAACTACATTTTTAATTGCATCAGCAATTTTAGGCAATAAAACGTTCATTAAATTAGACGTATTTTTCAAAGCTAAATTTAACGTATTTTTTAACGTTTCATTTGATTTTAAATCTAACATTAAATTTGTTTTTTTAATGTCAACTTTTTTAGTTTCATTTGTCATGTTTTACCTTTATTAGATTAACCAATATTATTATTAATATTTTTAAATTAATCATTAATGACATTATGCAAATTAAAGATGTTAAGTCAATCAATACAATGCTAAATATTAAAAATAATTTAATACAACCTGTAGTAGAATTAACACCTGTTAATAATAAGAACAAAAGTAGAACAGAAGTTTCACGTGAAACATTAACTGTGATATTTTTGCAACACTCTGTCATATAATTACCATACTATAATATTAAGGCATAACTTTGTTTATAATGTGGCACAAATAAGGCACTATATTTATAGATATATATTCTATATATATAATATAGATATAATAATTATATATAATTTCTATACATATTATTTATGGGGTATGCAAAAACTACATATCTAAAAACTGCATAGCTTGGACTTGACCTATGCAAAATTTGCATATATACTGATAAGATAATTAATTAATAGCGAGGTTTAAAAATGTTTATGTTTATTTTTATCGTTTGTATTTCTTTGATAGTTTTTACAGGGCTATTTTTGATGAGATCAAACCTAGATTTTATTGAAGATAAAAACAAAGCCTATTTAAAAACCATAAACAAAGTAAAACCAAAGACAAAGAAATAGAAAAATCTTATCTCCCTATAAGTTGCGAGGGGGCAAATTTTAACAAGCCCCCTTGTATATCCCCACTTGACATACAATTTGATATAGCATAATGTATTTTCAGAAAGGAAAAATGATTATGAAACAAGTAATGTATGTATCAATCATGTGGTTATTGCTCGGAAGTCTTATCGGGTTAATGGGTGTATGATTGATGAAAATGCCTAGCCCCTATCGGTGCAAATCGGTAGGGGCTTTTTTATTGCTTGACACAATGTCACACCTTTGATAGTATGTATTCATAACTAATAACAAAGGAGTCTTTATGACAACTGATATCGCAACAATGGAACGTATAGAAAAACAAAAACGTGACGCTATACATAGTGAAGTAGTAGTAAAGAACAAAGCACAAAACTTTCACTTAGAAAATACTAGAAAACTCAATCAAGCTAGGGACATATTCAAATCTAGTAGTGGGCTTGATAATATTACTGAGTTTAATATGTCTAAGTTTAAATCTATAATGAGTGGTAGTTAATTATGAGTAAGACATATAAACTTAGCGATTACTTAGAAGCTATAAGTAAAAAAGATAATAAAGAAGAAAATCAATTTCTTATGATTCAAAGTAGAATACATAAAAATTTATCTAAAGATATTATTGATTTACTCAATAGCCTAGAATCTGATGGCATACCTGCACCAAAAGACTTTGTATTTATGACATATTTTGCAATGTTTTGGAATAGAATGATGTCTATGTACAAAGATGATGATGAAAAACAAGATGTAATTAACTTATTTAATAGTATTATGTCAGATAAAGGAGAAAGTATAAAACATGAATCGCTAAATTAAAAACTTTTATCTCCCTCTAAGGTAAAATAAACCCCCTTTGTGCTTGACACATTGGGGGTTTTTTGTTACTATCACAATATGATTACAAAACTTAGACAAATACAATTAAAAATACAAAAGTTTAATGAGCAAATGATTAAACTTAAAACAAAATATTTAGATAAGCCAGATGTTTATGCCGATTTACACACATTAAATTTAAAAATAGAAGAAGTAGAAAAATTAATAGAAAATGACAGATCATGAATATTAAATTGCTAAATCTAAATGCTATGAAAAGATTTTCAAAGTGGTTAGATATAAATAGTGTGCATATGTCTTTATGGTCAGCACATATAAATGATAAAACTTTTTTTGGTTTAGAAAAACGTCAGAAAAAAGCTGATGATAGAGATAAATTCTGGAATAATAGGTGCAAGATAAGACCAAATACCTATGGAGATTCCTTTTTAGCACCACGAATTGAGCAATCTATTAAAGCTAATAAACTTTTAAACTATATTATCAAAAGAAAATCAAGATAAGACTTGACACATCAATAAATATTTGTTAAGTTGAGGTATGTTTAAACATAAATCAACTATAAGGATATCCTATGGCAACAGATGACACACATCTATTGAAATGGCGTAGGTCTTTGAGAAAAAAGGCTATCAATATACTTGCATTACTAGAAAACAAAGGACAACCTTGCCCAGAAATAGACAAGGAACTTCGTGATGCTATACATTGTAATCATATGTGGAAAGAACAAGGTGACTGGGAGAAAACCACTGAAACCTTACCTTTGCCAGAACCTCAAGACTTACATTTTCAACCTACAGATGAATGATGTTTGAGTTATTAATGTTTTTATTTGATGACTTTGATACTCGTATGGGTAAATTCTATATACTTAATAGAACTTTTAACTCATACGAGCATTGTCAAGACTACGTTGATAGCGTAAGAAAAGATAATCCAAATGGCAACAATCAAATTTATATACCAAACAATAAAGTTATTGGTTTGACTTTCTGTGCACCACTTGACACACACAAAAATATAAGCTATACTGTCCATGTTATATCTGATTCGCAGATATAATTGGGGTAGATTTGTTCAGATGTAAGAAATCAATCTAGCTGAAAAGACTTGCTTATGGGAATTATAGGTTGCAACCTTTATAATGTAGTAATACCTGCTATAAACTACTAATCTCGCTAGACAAATCTACCCTTTTTACTTGACACTCCCAAAAAAATTTGATATATTGAACTCATAGTCAGCGAGAGTTGGCTATCCTTTTTTGTTTATAAAAACTATTAAGACCTAACGCAGTTATAGAGGATAGACCTCTTTAAAAAACATTGTGGTACTGCTCGATAGCAAAACAATCAAGGGGGGTGGGTAGCTAGTCAGGAATAATCTCGAGTGATGCTTTCCCACCCCGAATATTAATCAACAAGGAGAAACTATGCACATATATGCAGACGTAAAGATAGGCAAAGTTTCTGATCATCTATACACATTGCTAACCCTAACTAAAGCTAAAAAGTTTAGAGCAGGGTTTATGAAAAAAGATGGCTCGTATAGGGTTGGAACCTTTGATCTAAAAAATCGTGAGACATGGAAGCAACAAGATGGCACTATGTACAAACGAAAAGGTAAGGCAAGAACTACTGATCCAGATGAGTACATTCTCGCACATGACCTAGTAAAAAAACAACCTAGAAACATCTCTGTTAATAGATTGAAGTGGTTTAGTGTAGGCAAAAAAGTCTACAAAATCAATCACTTAGCAGAAGATTCTAATGTAAGAATATTTGAATTTGAAAAAGTAAAATTCAATTATGTTAAAGACTTACTAGGTGCTGATGAAAATAATATTAATCAAGTACTACAAGGAATATAATGAGTTATAAAGTTATAGTGTGGAAAGCAAATGGTGATGTTGAGAAACACCCATTTGAAAGTGGTGCTAGCATAAGTCAGATTTTAAATTTATTAAAAGCTGATGAACTAGCAATCAGTAGGGCTAGAGATAACAGACTTACTGATGTGTTTGAGTTTAATATTTATTATGATAAGACTGCTAGGATTAAGGGGCAACCTTTAAATCACAAAGCAACTTATTGCATAAATGAATATTCTAATTCAATTAAACATTCAAAAGTATCTAAGCAAACTATACATGGTGACATAGCCTTTGAAGTCAAGGCTTGACACATTAGTATATATATTATAATATATAGACGCTATCAATTAATTTTGGTAGCGTCTTTTTTTTTAACTTAATTAAGGAGGAACATGACAGTATGGTGTCAAAATAAAAAATGTCCAGAGAAAAAAACACAAGGACAAATTCGTGGCAACAAAGGTAATAAATATTACCAATCTAATAAAGCAAATTGGTATGGTCATTGGTGCAGTATGGGTTGTCGTGAAGCATGGTTTGATGAGCATAAAGATACTTGCCTACAAGCAGTAGGTATTATTGATAAACAAACAATAGCTTGTGATGATGCTTGGTATGTCCAACATGATTATCGTTGGGGTACAGGTGAATCTAATGATTTATATAGTTTATGTAATAAACTAAAGGGAGTTAAACGTACCATAACACGACAACAAGCACAAACACCAGAACAAATTAGTAATGATTATACTTGGCAAACTATAGACGACACTCAAGCCAAAGAACTAGCAGTTACTCTTGGCTTGGCTAGTTGACACATCAATAATAATATAGTACTATATAGGCATCACTCAGTTATCTGGGTGGTGTCTTTTTTTTAACCATAACATAAAGGAGTACTCATGGACAAAAAAGAAATAAGACTTAATCAAGGCAAACGTAAGTCCTTAGTCTTAGATTTTCGTAGACATTGTGAATCTATGGAATGTGACGAAAAGTCTGCATACGAAAAAGCAAAGGTTGATGCAATAGATACTATTGATTCATCTTTCAAAGTTATGAAAGAGGTAGTAGAAAGAAAGTATCAGCTTGAAGATGTTGCTGAACTTCAAAGACTTCAAAAGAAATACAATACTGTTAATGCCACAGGCGTAGATAGTTGTTTCTTTATGAATGTTGAAGATGCCAAAGAAGTAGATCAGTATGGAGATGAAGTTGATAAAACTAAACACTTCTCATATCATCTTGATGGTGGTTTTGATAGTGACAAGACTACTCGTAGGTATTATTCTGGATCACAGGATAGTGGTAAAAATTTTGCCTACGCTATGTATCGTGACGAAATGAAAGCAGTTGGATTAAATCCAGACTGTAACATTGAAGCTGAAATTACCTACGACAAAGGTGCTGATAGGTATGACAGACGTAGCAATCCTTGGCTAGCTACTACAAGAAATGATAATGAAGGTTTCTTGAAAGGCAAAAGTGGTAGCCCAGACAGATATCAAGAATGGGAAGACAAGTACCAGTTGAATATTATTGGGACTGGTGGTTGCCGATCTCGTGCAATACCTTGTACTGAACTTGAGTTTGCTAAGTTTGAAATGATGCATCATGCTAAGCAAGAAGTAGTCAAGCAACATACTGCTTGGATACAGATTGTAGTAGCTAGAGTTGATCGTTTCAAAGAGATAGTCAAAACTATGACTAAGTTTTCTCAAGTAGAAGACTTTGCTAAACAATTTGGCTGGGTCATAGCACCAGAAATACTAGCAGATAAAATAGGTATGGACTTAGTTATATCTATTGATGATGCAGTTGATTCAATCATGAATATAGGTAAGAAAGCACCTAGTAGAGAGGAGAAGATTAAGGCTAGAATATTATATAATGCCCAACAGTCTTCTTTAGCCTCTTAACCCCAGACAATAACCTAGGGGGTGGTTAGCATATCTAGCCTCCCCCAATGGACGATACAGTATAACATATTTATAAAGGAAAAACCATGTGCAACATTGACGCAGATATAAAGTTATGTCATAAATGTAAAAAGAAAGCAGTCGTAGTAGAAAATAAACAATACTACTGTGCTGACTGCATGTTAATCAAACAGGGGATATATTATGGAATGGATAAAAGGAAATTTAAACGTAAAAGATAAAACGCCAGAACAGAAACTAGCTATTGCAGTTATTCAAACTAACTTTGAAGATGCATTTGGTTTGCATGATTCTTTTCTTGCTAGTTCAAACAAAGAAATAAATATGAAAAGTGCTAGAGATTGGTTCAATTCATATCAATGTGACTTCTGGTGCGACTGTGCAGGTACAACTGGAGATCACATACGAAAACTAGTCAAGGTGTTGACTGAAAGGTATGATTCTGGTATCATAACTGTAAAAGAAATTAAATGGGCAATACTTAAATTAGAATTAAAACTGTGAATATATTTCATTTACACAAAGATACAAAGATTTGTGCTGAATATCATTGTGATAAGCATGTAGTCAAAATGATATTAGAGACAGGGCAGATGTTATCAACTGCATATCAACGCCATTGTGGTATTGATGATAGTCTATACAAACCTGCCTATGCAAAACACCCAATGACAATATGGGTTGGAGATTCACTTGGTAATTATTTGTGGTCATTAGATTTATTAGGTCACTTGCTTAATCAATACAGGCACAGATACAATAACAAAGTGCATAGCACAGGTCGTATACTTAATAATCTTTTAAAACTTACTGACAATGTTAAAGATAAATTTCAATACAAATCATTTCTCATACCACCACTATGCATGCCAGATGAATACAAAGAAGATAGTTATATTCAATCATATCGTAGCTATTATATCGGTGAGAAAAAACGTTTCGCAAAGTACACATTAGTTGACACACCAGAATTTATGTTGTAATATACATAGATAATCACAAGGAGAAAATATGACAGTAATAAAAGGCAATAGCCAACACGACTTAAGAACGTTTGTGTTTGAAGATGGATATACACTTCAACAGAATATGTTATTAAGAGCACTAAAAATGCAAGCAGAACATGGTATGCTTATGACTAATCCTAGAGTAACTGGATATACTTCATTTGCTAAGGCAGTCATAGGTAACTTCAAGCTAGGAGATAAGACACCTAAGACTTGTAAAAATCTATATAAATATTTAGTTGAGAAAGGATATTATGAAAGCATTAATAAAAAAAATTAATACATGGTCATTGTATTACCGAACAGAGATTGTTTGGTTTATCTTTGGCTTTATCATAGGAGTGATAGTTATATGAGTATGAGAGTAAAAGAGTTAATAGAGCACTTAAAAAAAATGCCTCAAACTAAAGAAGTATATTATAGTGACAACAATCAATTTTTAGACATTGATAATGTTACTAATCAATCTGATAGATTAGCACCACAAGGTGGATTAGTTATACTAGGATTTGATATGGAGTTGCGTGGTAATTTTATAAAAAGACCAAAGGAGTAAAAATGAAACTAAAAGATATAGAAGCAAAGATAGGTAAGTTATCTAATCCTAGTAAGATGCCCTCGTTTGCGTGGGGCATACCTACCAGTAAATGTATTACTGGCAGTAAGTTAGCGAAGATAGAGGGTACTATCTGTAATAAATGTTATGCAGACAAAGGTTGTTATGTATTTCCAATAGTAAAACTTGCGTATCAAAAGAGGTATGATGCTATTGAATGTGATGAGTGGATAGACTACATGATAGAATTAATCACATTAAAGTACAAAAACCTAGATAAATCAAGGCTTTTTCACCGTTGGTTTGACTCTGGAGATTTACAATCTTACTCACACCTTATGAAAATATTTGAAGTATGCGAGGGTACACCTCATATAAAACACTGGCTAGCTACTAGAGAGTATTCAATTATAGATAAGTTAGATGAGAAAGATGTACCAGAAAATTTATGTTTGCGTGTGTCAGCTATAAAAGTTGATAGCCCACCACCTAAGTTTTGGAAGTGGACATCTGGTGTACACAAAGATAAGAAAGCAGTAGGTAGAGAATGTCCTGCATATAAACAAGATGGCGAGTGTGGTAGCTGTCGTGCATGTTGGAATCGTTCAGTTAAACAAGTAAGTTATAAGGAGCATTAGTATGGCAGATCAAGATAAAGTTGATTGGGATAATCATGTTAAAAAAAATCCTCATCTAAAAGATAAACTTAAAGTATTAAGTTGGTCGATAAATGTAAGGTGGTCAAATGGTGAAGAAGAAGATTTAACTGATTGTGATGACGATACAGCTAGTGCTGTAGATACATGGCTAACAGAACTAGAAGAAGAAAAGAATAATGAGTGACACATTTACATTAGGACTTAAATTTAGAATACTTGTTGAACAACTAGGTGGCGAGGTGACTGAGAATGCTATGTACCTAGATGGCAAGGGTAATCAATTTGCTTTTAAACTAAAAGATAAATCTTTTGCAGTTGACTTATGGGATGAAAGTATAGTGGAGAATTTTAATAAATGACATTTGTTTGGAGGCACCCGAAATTTTATAAAAAATCAAAAGACGACTTGACAAATGAAGTAAACTATGATAAGGGAATTAATCATGAAAAAATACAAAGTAAGACTAGTAGGACTAGGAATAGAAGCAGTAGCAATAATACCATTCGAGGAAGAACCAACACAAGAGAAGCTAGAAAATAATTTAGCTTATTATTTAAATAATAACTTAATGAAAATAGAAGCTAACGAATTTGTTAGCAAAGATAGATACTTAATAACATACGAGGAAGTCCAAGTTGAATTATAAGCAACAGTTAGAAGTTATTAAAAATCTAAATTTAAAACAAGATCACAAAGAGAGAACAGATTGTCCATTCTGTCATCATAGTAATACAATGCTTATTGATACCACTGGTAACAATATAGGTTGGTATTGTTTTCATGCTTCATGTAAAGCAAAGGGAAAGCATGAGGGACAGAAAACTATGGACTATGTCATTAATACTTTCTCAAATAAAAAGAATGATTCAGAGTTGTCAGTATTTAGCATACCAGAAAGTTTTAAGTCACCATTCTCTCATGAAAAAGCAATGAAGTATTTACGAAATAATAACTGTTGGGATTCTTTTATGATGAATAGAGCAGATATAAAATATGATGTAGCACAAGACAGAGTTGTATTTGTAGTTAAAAATAAATATACAAATGAATATGCAGGTGCAGTTGGCAGAGCATTACACAAGGACACATATCCTAAATGGTTTATGTATGGCAATAAGCATGTTCCTTTTATTTGTGGTGAGGGTGACGATGCAGTTATTGTAGAGGATTGTGCTTCTGCATGTGCAGTATCTGGTGTATTAACTGGCATTGCTTTGATGGGTACATCACTAGCAGATACACACCTTGCACATATCATGCAGTATAAAACTATTTATGTTGCACTAGATAGAGATGCAACTACTAAATCTTTTTCTATTGCAAAAGAGTTAAGATCAAAAGGTTTTACAAATGTAAAAGTAAAAGCATTGGAAGATGATTTAAAATATTTTAAAACAGACGAGATAAGGAGTATATTTTATGACTGAAGAAATGATGAAAGAAATACTTGAAAGTTGGACTGACTGGAAGTATGATATTATAGATATAAACAAGGCAGATTGGACTCAAAGAGATCAAAGCAAACTTGACACAATTACTGTTATATTAGAGAACGAACTAAAAGTACAAAAAGCAATCAACAGAAGATAATGAAGGGAGACACGATGGAAAAGCAGATACTAAAAAAGATGTTAGATAAATCTTTTTACGACCAATACAAAGGCTCAGTATCAAGCAGTGTATTTGAGGGTGACTTGGGTTCTTTGTTTGATACAATCAAACGAGCACACTCTGAGTATGAGGAGTCAATAAAGGTAGATGAGTTATATGGATTGCATACTACAATGTATAATCCTGCATTAACTAGGGCAGCGAAAATAAAATTCAATGAATTGATTGAAGATTTAAAAGATGTACAAGAGCCGTCTAACGAAATAGCAAAAGATATTATGAAAGTTCTTGTAGAAAGAGAGACTGCACAAAAGATAGCAGTTGAGGCTACTGAAATATTTAATGGTAAGCCTGCAAACTTTAATGATATTATTTCTATAATAGAAAAGCACAAGACAAATACACCAGATGAGAAAGTAGAATCTGTATCTAATAACATTGGAGAAGTTATGAATCAATTAGTTGATACAACTAGATGGAAGTTTAGTATCTCTACATTGAGAGATGAGGTTGGTGGTATTGGTGATGGCAATTTAATGATTGTATTTGCTAGACCAGAAACAGGTAAGACTGCTTTTTGGGTTAGTCTAGTTTCATCACCAGATGGATTTGCTGAGCAAGGTGCTAAAGTTCATGCGTTTATAAATGAAGAACCTGCAGTTAGAACTCAGATGAGAGCCATATCCTGCTATACAGGAATGACAAGAGAAGAAATAGTTGAGAACATAGAGATTGCAAATGGTAAATGGGATTTAATAAAAGAGAATATTCAACTATACGATACTGTTGATTGGACAATGGATGATATAGATTCACATTGTGAAAAGCATAAGCCAGATATTATTGTCATTGATCAACTTGACAAAGTAAATATTTCTGGTATATACGCAAGGTCAGATGAAAAACTCAGAGCAATATATACTAGTGCAAGAGAGATTGCAAAACGTAGAAAGTGTGCTATCATTGCAATATCACAAGCATCTAACGATGCACATAATAAAAGACATATGGATTTTAATATGATGGAGAACTCTAGAACTGGTAAGGCAGCTGAGGCTGATTTAATTATTGGTGTAGGTAAAGCACCAGATACAAATGGTCAAGAGAATATGGATAGATCATTATGTATTTCTAAAAATAAAATAAATGGGTATCATGGAATTATTGATGCTAGAATTTATAGAGAGATAAGTAGGTACGATGTATGATCACAGTAGTTGACGTAGAAACAACATATCAAAAAAATAAAAACAATGGATTTGATCCATCACCATTTCATCCAGATAATAAACTGGTAAGTGTAGGATTAGAATCAAAATATGGTAGCGAATATTATTTTACATACCACTCTGAGAAAGTTAGTAGGGGTGGTGCAGCTAGAATACAAGAAGTTCTAGATGAAACTACATTATTAATAGGTCACAATCTTAAATTTGATTTGATGTGGTTGCTAGAGGCAGGATTTAAATACACTGGTAAAGTTTATGATACTATGATTGGTGAATACATACTCAATAAAGGCATTAGAAAATCTTTAACATTACAAATGTGTTGCCAACGTAGGAAGATAGGTATGAAGGATGATCGTATAAAAGAATACATGGATCGTGGTATATCTTTTGATAACATACCTGCTGATCTTGTTGAGGAGTACGGTAGAAATGATGTAACAATTACCAAAAGATTATTTGAATCTCAGATGCAAGACTTTAAACTTCCTGCTAACAAAGACTTAATTAAAACTGCAAAGATGATGGGTGAGTTTTTAGTGGTGCTATCTGACATGGAACGTAATGGTATCTATGTTGATCTAAACGTTTTAGAAAAAGTAAATGCAGAGTACACTGCAGAAAAAGAATATCTAAGGCAGAAGATAGGTAAGATTGTTTATAATAAAATGGGTGATACAGAAATAAATTTATCTAGTCCCGAACAATTATCATGGCTAATCTATTCTAAAAAACCTTTAGACAAAAGTAATTGGGCTAAAATATTTAATGTTGGTGTAGATAAGTCAACAGGTAAAAATAAACGTAGACCACAGTTTTCACTAAATCAATTTAGGTCATTAGTTAAAACAAATACTGCACCTGTATATAAAACAAGT